AACAACTGTTGTTTCTTCTGTCATAGGATTTTCCTCCTTTGTAATCTTAATTGTACTAATGCCTTTTGCACTATCAACTAAGAACTTTACTGTTTCAACATCATTTGCATCTTCTACAAAACCAATATTTTTCATAGAACAATTGCAAGATGGGCAACTTTCATCAGAATCTTTTGAAAGTCTTACGATATCATCAGAACCACACCAATAAACATTATCAACTACAGCTTTTGCTAAAAATCCGCCCAATGTCCCCTTTTCAATAGAGATTACATTTGCAAATTGATTTGCTGGATTATCTACTAATGATAATTCATGTAGTTCATATTCTTTAATAATACGTACTGGCTTTTCCATTTTTTCATCAAAATCATCATCAAACTTCTTTATATTCCCACCGATTGAAAAACCTGTTAGTGTACCATCAAGAACTTTTTCCCATGTGTCTTGTGCACCTTTGGAAACATATGCTGATACATATACTCCACTATAAAACTTTTTAGTTTGTGGATCAAAGTATCTATCTTCTTTAAATGAAACTACTTTACCTACTGCGCTTGGTTGATGCATCTCACGAAGATTCCCACGGAACTTCTTAAACGCTGCTAAACTTGCCTCAGTAGTTACGATGTCGTTCTGCTTATCAATGTTATCAAGGGTAGCAAAACCAGAAACGATTCTGCGCTCCTGATCAACCTTGCCAATAGGCATAGAGAAGCGAACGCTATCGCCATCAGTAATCCAATGTGCTTTATTTATATTCATGGCAGAATAATTATATCATTCCTTTATAATAGGTTCTCAACTATTGAGACGATCTACCTTCACCCTGTGCATTTCTGCCAGAGATTGTTGATGGGGAATCTGAATTATTATTTGTTCTTTCTGCATCTCTTTGTCTAGTACCGCCTAGATTTGCTCTAGCATCTGTAGCCTGTCTAGGAGACATAATGAATGGAGTATTTCCATCTCCATCTGGTCTAGGAGGCATATCTATCATTTCACGAGCTTCATCTGGAGTAATGACCTGAGTTTTCACATATCTTTCGATAATTTGTGATTTTGCTATTTCATCCGTCAATGTAAGTTCATTAAACTTCAACTCTAAAATATCAGTTTTTTCTTTAATAATCTTATTAACAACTTTTTCTAGATGTCCCTGTGCTGGTCTAGCTACCTGCTCTTTAAAAGTACGATCTTGTGCAAGAGCAGCAGCAATAGCAGCAGAGTCAGATCCTCCAAGTTTTGAAATTGGAACCTGATGCGCTACTAAAATATCATCACGATTTTGCTTACGATATTTTTCAAATGATGCTTCTTGAACACCATTTTCAATTGGCTCCATATTGAACTCAACTTTATTATTATCTGTATCTCCAGGAAGTGGTATATAAAGAGTTCTATGAGACTGAGATTTTAATCCTGTTTGTAAGAATCTAAACATCTTATCTTCTGCATCAGCAGATAGTTTTGCACCTTTTAGTGTAATAACATATCTTGGTACCGCCTTATTTTGGAAGTAGTCAATATTATATTGAGATGCTAGTTGATCTCCAATAAGAGATGGAATAGCAGCAATGATATCTGGAATACCATAATAAGTATTTAATGGAGAATATTCTTTAATATGTATAATTTCATTTGGTCTTATATCATCAGTAACTGGATTTGGATTTTTTGCACCAAAGTTACGGAAGTAAACAACTTTTCTTCCAATTACTTGAACAAAGCCATCACGAAGCCTTCTAACACGAATTGTTGTAGCAGGAATATGTCCTAAGTATCCAATTTCTCCACTAACAGTTCTACCAACTTCTAAGTAGGCATTTCCAGTAGCCTGTAGATCTGTATAAACCTTTTCCATTGTTTTTTGAAAACTATCTTCATCATTTAGATTTTCTAGCCAGTCACGTAATTCTAATTTCATTCTTTCAATACGATTACGTGCTCTATCAACAGCTCCCTGATCATTGCTATTTTCAAATCTTAACATTGTTCTATCTGTGATATCAAAACGGTATCCAAGACCAACAACATTTTCTACCTTAGCATCAATAGCAGCATGATTTGCAAATGATGTATCATAATAACTTGCTAATTCATAAAGATTATATGGTGGTGTAATTGCATCAAAAATTCCATATCCATTATGGTAAACAGTTCCTGGATTAATTTGTTTTGATTCTGCATCTTGTCCTGAAGGAACTGCATTGGCACTATTTAAATATGCAACATCATCTTGATTTGCTGGATAAACTTTTGATACAGTTCTAACTGTTCTGCGTTTGAAATTATTACTTAGTCCAGAAAATGATTTTAAATCATCCCATGATTTATTAAATGGATCTTGCTCTTTAAAAATATTTCTTTCTTCAGGCTGAGTATTTAAACTAGCTTGAATATAATCAAATTCTCTACTCACTTTCGTAAGCGTCCCTTCCGTGTGTCTTTAATGTTTGTTGTGCAGCATGAATAGCACCAAGATCATTCATAGAAGGAATTAATCCATTTTTAAATCTATCCATTTGTTCACTATACTCTTCGTCAGATACCCTGGTTAATCCTGGAACAAATACCGCTTCTCCGTCACCATCATCGCCATAATATTTTGCTGCATCTTTTAACTGAGATATTTTTGTCAAATCACCACGAACAGCAGGAATATTTAAAATATTTCCTTCTCCGTCTGTAAACCATTTACCATTTGATTTTTTATAAACATACAGACCCCAGTTATATTTCTTTTCAATAACCTGACGGCGTACATTATTGACAATAGGTTTACCAGTTTTTGGGTTGATAAAAGGATTGACGTTATTGCTCATAACCATAAGTATACCAGATAATAGTAATTTGATACCCCCGACTTACCATTTTACCCTATTTTTATTCTTTCTATGTCACATGTACATGTTGAACAATGATTTCTATTCCAAGCTCTTTGAGTATTTTTAGAATATGATACAGCCTCTAAATGTTTTGGATTGACACATTTTTTTACATTGCATAAATGGTCTATAACCATGTTTTTTGGTATTTCCCCATTAACAATTTGATATATCACCCTATGAGCAACAGTACTTTTCCCGCCCCATTTTACCTGCCCATATCCAGATTTATGAATTGCTCCAGTCCAAATCCAGCATCCATTTTTATCTTCTTTGTATCTTTTTAATGGATCCATTGCAGTAGGTCCAGGAGGCATACCGTTTGTTAGGCATTCTCTACATCTAGACCTACGGCCATCCTTTTTTACTCTTTTATCTTCATAAAAATCTTCAAGTGGTTTATCAATTTTGCAAGATCTACAAAGCCTAGTTTTACTCATATGTATATAATATCACAATATTTAGTTGTCACAACTAATTATTGGGAATCATACATGAGTCTGTTGTACAGTAGGCTTCGCCCTCTGCTTCAAGATTTCCTACTCCATCATAAATAGCAGACCAATTAATCTTCTTAATCTTACCAATATATGATTCATATTCTTCTTTTGTGATTTGTGTATATGGTTGTTGTGGATAAACAGTATTACCCATTGGCAAGAATGATACCGCCTTCAATTGCCCCTCATACATATGTAGGGCTGGAGCAACATGCTTGGATTCTGTTTCCTTATCAAATGAAAGGGTAACAGAAACACCATTATCAGACCAATATTTTTGAGCAGTAGCAGCAAGTGCTATCTTTTCAAATAATGTTACATCTTTTTCTGATCTTGGATGTCCAGAATGAACTGGGAAATATACTACTTGTGTATTTGCTGATACAAGATCTTTTTCAATCTTATACCCCGCAGCTTTGAACAAATGAATCATTGGATCTGTTTCTCCAAAGCGAATAGCACGAAGGAAATAATCTCCTCCTGGAGCCCAGTGAACTCCTGGAGTTGCGCCAGAAAGAATTGATACTGAGCCTGATGGTTTTACAGTTGTTACACGAATTGATTCACGAACACATAGCCATTCAGAGTATGTATGATCGTATTTACGAATTGTATTATATCCTTCGTCCATCCATTCACGAACTGATGGCAATCCCTTCTTATCTGCAAATGAGGCAATGCCAGTTAAAGATGTTCCAATACGACGATTACGCTGCATGATTCCGTTTGTTTGTTGCCAATGTGTTGGAATAAGCGTAACTGTCTTTCCATAGAGATATGCAAATTTCAAGGTACGTAAGAAATCTTCTTTTGATTCATGACGATTTAAATGTACTTCTACAAGTGTGCAAAGTTCATAAGATTCTAATGGTTG